GTCCTTTTGAGGACGGGAGGCAAGTCACCGTGTTACCGGTGTTCGCAAGGACATCGAGAACTCTTTTCCCCGAATGGAAAATGGTTTGGCATTAGGTTGTCTCATCGTTTTTCAGGTGAGTACGACCCAATACCCACAGTTATGACTAGTACATCGTATAAGAAATCTTATTACGAGCGCTTTATCACGACTGTGGTGAAGTGGCTCGCGCACCAGATTGGTGCACGAGAACACCTTCATCTTGTGGAGCGGGTCCTTTCAAAATACTTTCTAGTCCTTAGGACTAGAGGTAAGAAAGAGGCTATTAGGTTCTGTAAGGAATCTAGGGCTTCTTTCCTTTCACTTTTATCAAGAGTGAAAGTTTGGGAGGAGACCGTCACTTCCTCCGAAGCTAAAAGGTTACCTAAGTCATTGAGGTTCTTGACCCGTATAGGTCGATTAGAGTACCCGTTCATTCGGCTACTTTTATCTTCCCTGTACGTGTCACGATCCTTAACGACTCCTCCAGTTCCAAACATGCAATCAATAGTGTCCGGACCCTTAGTTGGGTATCCTTCTCCTGTTGAGAAACATGTTTTGGACTTCTGGAGGGACTTAGGTTATCCGGTTCAGCGCCGGAGTCCAAAAGGAATCAGATGGAAGAAATTCCACTTAACCACTAAAGTGGGCCCTAACGGGCACGCTTTGTGGACCTGCCTACAAGATTTGGTAGTTATAGCGACTCAACATGTTGAGTTGTTAGAATCTATCAAATACGTAGGAGGTAAGGGAATTTCTTTCAGAATTGATACTCTCTTGAAAGGGCCTTCCGTATTGGCATTACTTGCTCGCTTATTTCCAGTATTAGGTGGAAAGCGATGTCGTAAGATATCGCCTATACCTGATGTGGAAGGTAAGACGAGAGAAGTTGCCATATTGGACTATTGGAGCCAAACGGTCTTACGACCGCTTCACTTCATGTTGTTCAATGTTTTGCGGAAGATCCCTCAAGATTGTACTTTCAACCAGGGATCCTTTTTAGACAAACTTCCTCAGTCTGACCAGAAATTCTACAGTGTAGACTTAACGTCCGCAACTGATAGGTTTCCGATCAGGTTGATAGAAGCTGTTTTAAAAGGACGATTGACTGATAATTATGTCCATCACTGGCATAACATCATGGTAGGTCTCCCATTTGACTCCCCTCTGGGTAAGGTTTCTTACTCAGTCGGGAATCCGATGGGGGCCTACTCATCCTGGAACTCGTTTGCCGTAGCCCATCACTATGTGATGTATTATTGCTGCCGAGAACTAGGAATCAATTGGAGGAAAGCTCCTTATGTTCTTCTTGGAGATGACATTGTGATCAAACACAATGATCTCGCCAAGAAATATATGGAAGTGATAACCTCATTAGGC